CACTGACTCTGTATTCACCGATTTTTAATTTCTCGGTCGTGCCATCAGAAAAGCTCTTTGAAACATATGCAGTAACGCTTGCCTTATCAAAATCATATTTGCTGTAATCTTCATAGATGTTATTCAGCTTGATTTTCAGTTTTCCAACAATCAAAGCACCGATTGTGAAAGTACTACTGCTTGATGTCGAGTCGTTTACCTCAAAGCCATTCGCCCACAGCTTGCTATCACTAATAGGCACTTTCTCACCGCTTGCCGTAACTATGTCAGCAAAGCAATTTACATTTATATCATTATCGAGCATTACTGCTCTTTGCCATTTAGCCGATACATTAAGCATTAAACCACCGCCTATTCTTCTATGAGATCAAAGCTCAATACCTCATACCTCTTATTGCCGACAGTCCATATCTTGATAGGAGCAGTTCTGTCACCTACATAGAATGTACGTGTTTCGTCAGTTCCGCTCATAGCGTCAGGATATGTTACTCTGATATATTCGGGGTTTACCATTTGAAGTATCTTTGCTGTCCTAGCCTTGTCCGTGCCATTCCACGACAATTTAAGCTGTCGTTTCTGCGCTATTCTATTTTTGTGCATTTTGCCGTCTTGTGTTCGTCCACTATCACTCGCAGACACATCAATCAAGCCCCACTCAAAAGTTGACGGAGTAGGAAATTCCACTCCGTCTACTAACATCATTGCCATATTGTTACCTCGTAAAAAGACACCCACGCAAGGGTGAGTGTCTTAACCAAATTCATTTGCTACAATATATCGTTGTCCGTGCTTTGCCTTGCCTACCTGTGTCATGCGATAGAGTGTTTCGCTGTCGCACTTAAACACATTTTCAATGATAGGCGCAGGATTTCCACCGGCATTAGAGTTCATCATCACTTGCGCCATGCCCTCCATGACGGCCTGTTTAATTCCCTCTGTGATTTGTTGGTTATTTGCCACGGCGGTTTTACCATTTGAGAATTTACCGACTATCTCTCCCCGGTTCATGTAAAATGGTCCCTCTTCCGGAAAACCACCACTAGCAAAATGTGGTGCCCTGTCGAGTAGTGACTGATACCCCATGTATTTTGTACCTGTGGTAATATTGAATCTTTTATTGTTGTACTTAAACAAATCATCCAATGAGCGTACAATGCCATCTATTGAACTCTTAACACCACTAAACCCCCAACTACTTATTCCAACTCTGTAGCTTTGATTTGCGTACCACTTGAACGTGCTTAAGCTTCCGTTCGTGTTATCGACTTTTCCTTTAAGTCCATTAAAACTACCGCCTGTCGAGCCGAGATAAGCGCTTGCGTTGCTTGCCATTGTTGAGAACGAGTTCGATGTTCCTCTTCTCATATTTTCTGCAGCGTCTTGAAATAATCCCATGTTAAATTTAGTATTACCCAATGAGCCATTAACTCCACTTAATGAATTGTAGAGATTTGATGATAGCGTTGAGAAAGAACCGCTTGTGCTAAGCAATGTTCCACTTGCCTTGCTGCTCATGCTATCCATTTTGTCCTTGGTTCCGTCAATTGAAGTGTTAACTCCGCTTAAATAGCCACTTACTCCGACATTTAAGCTTGAAAAAGATGTCCTAGAATTAGAGCTAGTTGTACTCGCTTTTCTTTCCATGCTGTCCATCTTGCTTTTAGTACCATCAAGTGAAGTGTTGATATTTCCTAAATACCCACTTACACCGGCACTTAAGTTTTTGTAGCTATCATCAATTTTGCTCGCGCTCTTCCCTACTTCTTTTGCAGTATCGTCAACTCCTTTAACTGTTTTCTTTTTAAATTTTGGTATTTCAACACCGGGTATCTTGTTAAGCAATCCTATAATGTCATTAATAATCCCAACAAAGCCGTTGTAAAGCTGTGGTCCTAATACATTTTGCAAATCATCAACATTTAAAGACATATTCTTTTTAAATGTTTTCCAACCTTTTTTGAAATAATTTCCCAAGTCTTTGAAAAAATCATCTACGCTTTTTTCGGCGTCTTTGATTTTCCACTTTATTTCCTTAATTCTCCATTCGAGAGGAGTAACAAGTTTAATCTTTTTTCCGTCAAAGCCTGTGACTTCGTCGCTTATTCCCATTCCGGACTCCGGGCTCTTGAACCACTCTTTAAGTTTATCAATCCACCCTTTCATGTGTGCCAACACGTAATTGATACTTGACACGATAACTAGCACCTCAACTCCCCTTAGTGCAAGTTCTGTTTTCGACAATCCTTTAGCTGTTGCATACTTTTCCCACTCAGATGTAATAAGAGTTTTGGTTATCTCTTTGAGTCCGTGTTTCCATGCAAACGCGCCAATAAGAATAGTAAAAGTATCAATATCAAGCTCTCCGATAAATTCTGAAATGCCCTTAAATGCGTCTTTCCAATCAATATTGATTAGCGCGTGAATTAAAGTATCTCGTATGCCGTGAACAATGTTATTAACTGTTTTTCCAAGTTCTTGCCAACCTGTCAGTCCTGTAACGTCACTTACTCTTGACATTTCATGCAATGCGCCATTTATAAATGAAGCAAAACTGTCTCCAAGATTTCCCCAATCAAACGTTGACGTAAATGAAAAAGCGAAAACTATGGCAGTTCTTATTGAGCCGGCTATTGTCTTTCCGAGTGCTGTAAATAATTTTGGACTTATTAAGCCGTTAAGAAAGTCCGCAAGCCCTTTTCCGAAGTTCGATGCGCTCTGATATACGTTATCCCAATTAATAGAATTAAGTGAGTCGGCTATTGCGTCACCGATGTACTTTCCAAGTGAGTAAAGGTCTTTGATTGATGATTTGTATTTTTCAAGCAATCCATCAGTCTTTTTCAGTGAACTATCAACACCACTGCCGGCTCCACCACCGCCTGAACCGCCACTGCCCGAACCGCCACCACTGCCACTATCACTATTATCGTCAAGTGCGTGTATCTCATCTATACTAAGCAATGTCTTTTTCAGTTTTTGGGCTTTCTTATTGGAACTATCAGCATTATCGCCAATATCGCCTACTCCGTCAGCTATGTCCTCCATGCCGTCAGCCGTGGCACCGCGACCGCTTATCTCGATAGTCCATCCGAAAATCGCTCCGAGTGCGTCAGCTACAGTTCTTGTAAAGCTGATAACCTTGAGCATTACCTTGTTTAAGGCTTGAACAAACGGCTTTAAAGCATTAATTACTACGCTACCAATAATACTGCCCCATGCTTGGAACTCTTGCTTAAGGACTCTTACACTATTCGCCCATGTCAATTTGTTATCGTAAAGGCTTTTTATCCTCTACTTCTTATAGTTTCCTATAAGTTCAGCGTACATTTTCAACCACAAAAATAAGACGCATTTCTACGTCTTATGGTTGTCGAGCACTCTTGGGAAGATTATATTTATTCACTTCCTACGCGTTACAGTGTCAATCAGCCTTTCGCTATCTGATTGATTACCTCGGTATTGACTTATTGACTTATCCATTTATATCCGTATGCTGTCCTGTTGGGGTTATCAACTACTTTGTGTATAGCTTTGTAATTGACTCCCAACGCTTTGCCAGCGTCAGATATTCTATCATACTCCTTGACTACTTTATTTGTTTTTATGTCAATTTGAGCTATTTTCCTACCCTTTTTTAGTTTAGTATACATGCTCAAATCTTTTATCGGAAAATCTTCTTTATAGACAAAAATATATCCATTGGCATTTTTATAACGATGTTTCAACACTGCTATCAGCGTTGTCCTGTTTGTCCCTGTTTCGGTTGAAGCTTGTGCTATGCTATCAAATTCTTTAATGTAATTGCCGTTTAGGTCACATTGAATGACTTTTCTCTGATTAATTGGTTTTGGCTTTACATATGTCTTAGCTCCATTAGCTTTATATTCATCTTCAAACATGAATTGATAGCCTTTACATGTCAGCATTTTGTTTTTGCAACATAATAATACATCAACATTACCAAAACCATATTTCTCGGCTTCCATCGCACTATCGTATCTTTCTATGAATGTTCCGTCCTTATCTAGCCTTACGACAGCTCTTGCGTTGTGTCCACCAACACCGCCCTTATTCTCATTATATCCATCTCTGTATGTGTTATACAAAGATATATAAAATCTTTCAAGTCGCAATGCTTTCTGTGAACTATTGCATTTATCAATCACTTCCCATTCAAAGTTGTCCTTGCCATATTCTTTAATTGCTCTGTGAAATAAGCAATCCTCTTTTGGCGAACACCTTAAATGTTGTTGAACCCTAGCGTGATAGTTTACTGTTTGTCCGATATATAATTTTCCATTTACTTTATTTGTAGCCTTATAGATATAATACGTTCTCATTAAATCACCTCAAACATATTATATCAAAGTATGTTGTCTAAATCAACTTAGTTTTCACCGACTTTGCTCGATTTTTCATCAGCATATTACTATGCTGCGCGACACATGAAACTAACGTTTCGTTTATCGGCTGTCTTGGCGAAGTCTCCTTGTGCAGCTTGCGTATTTGCCATGACATAATTGTATCTTAGCAATACCTTTTCAGCTTGCGTCATTGACTTGATATTTGCGTCAAGTCCGTTTTTCATAGCCCACTCTGAAAGAGTGGCTTGTGTTAAATCAAGTCCGTATCTCCTTAATGGTGCGATTGTTCCTGTAAAAATGGATTGTAAGCTCTTTGCAACATCAGCTTGGTCTACATCGTAGAATGAAGCCATATCCGCCGCTAATTTTGTAAGATTAAGCGACATATCAGCCATACTGTCTGTAGTCTTGTATAGCGTGTTAGCTTGGCTCATAAGGGCTTTATTTGTCACTGCCGTACCATTCGCCACTTGCTGTGATGAAATGCCTACAGCGGTGCCGAGCGCTTGGAAACGGCTTGATATTTGCTTAACTGTCAGCTCCGACATTCCAAAGTCTTGAATTGAAGTTTTTGTAAATTCATCAACCTTACTCGTCATGTTGCCGAACGTGGTATCTACTACGTTCTGAACCTCTGTTAATTGGCTCGCTAAATCAACCGCACTGCCTAGCTTTCCGACAGCTCGCATAACCATCCAATAAGTCGCGTAAAACTTACCGATAGTTGAAGCCAAGCCCTTAAATCCGCTTCTTGTACGCTTAATTGACTTGGTTGTGTTTGAAAAGCCTGTAACAAGTGACCTACTAGCCGAGCCCACTCTCGAGCCTTGCTGTGACAGATTAGCAAGTGCATTAGTCATTTGAATAATATTGTTGCTAACTTTCGGTGCGCTAGATAATGTTGTCATTACCTCTTTTATGGCGCTGCCGAGGCTTCTGATATTGTCCGCAGCATAACTAGCTGATTTTGAACCAAGCTTTGAGATTGAAGCCGTTAGCTGTGTAATCTCTGCTGATTGCTTTGAGATATTCGCAAAGCCCGACAGCTCTGTTGCCATG